CTGCAGACCCTTTACGTCGATGTAGTTCATGTGCATCTTATCATCCTTACCCTTGGTCCAAAGCTTCGCCGCGTACCTCTTTTTACTGTAAAGGAAATACGGCCAGTAGACCTTCTCAAGCTCCAAGTTATTTGGCTTCTTGAAGAGAGCGCTGCACTCGTTCGCGGCGCGTTCACCGAGTTCCCAGCTGTAGGCGATGGCTTCTTCGCCCTTTAGGTCGCCAACATCAAACTCGACCATCACGGAGTCCGTGTCCCCGTACCGAACTTTCGCTCCGGGGAAGTGCTCTTCGACGTAGTTCTTGGTATCCTCTATCATCTGGCGTCCCTGGCACGTCGTGCTGGAAGCGATCGGGACGCACGGGAGCATTCCTTTTCCAGCTCCAGTGAATCCGTAGACACTGTTCATACTGATCTTGAAAGCCAGTTGTTTACCGTTGAAGATCTCCTTAATAAAAGGGTCGGTTGCCACCGCCATGTCCCTCTTCGCCTTTTTTCGAAACTCTTTGAGTTCTTTCAAGATCGCGGGTAGGAGCGAAGGTACGTTTTGTGCGAACTTATAGGTTTTGTGACCGACCTGAAACGATTCATAGGTGATACCTGGGACGTTTCCGTAGCGTAGCTCGTCGAGCACGAGCGTTGAGTAACAGAGATTGTGTGCGCACATTATACTAGGGTACAGTGCTTCAAAGTCAAGAGCAGTTATGGGTGTATAATATGCCCCCTTTTGGGCTTCGAGTACTGTAGCTCCCTCGTAGAATTCCTCGGGAGTGCTGCCGTATTTGATCGTCGGAACCATGTAGCCGAGTTCGCGCGCTTTCTTAGTGAGTTGACTGAAAACTTTGATCTGCTGACCTCGTTCGACCAAATAGTTGCAGGGTACCCACGTCGCCTTGGCCATCTCCAGCATATTCAGTAAAATGCACAGCTTCTTAGTCAGGCGATGCGGTAGCAATGTATCCTTGATGCAGTACTGCGCGACCTCCCCGAGCTTCTTCGGGTCGCCTTCTTTGTAGCGTCTGAACATCTCTTTCGGGCTCATGTCTATCTTCTGATCACCGAGGTACAACTTCGACACGTTGTCCAGCTTGTAGCTGTCGAGTTTATAATTCTTTTTCACTTCATGAAACAGGTCAAAAATGAACCGTCCGGGCATGGGAAGAAGTTTCAATAGGTTATCACCCAGTGCGCTCGAGCTGAGCTTCTTTTCGGTGATGTGCGACTCCGTTTCTTTTAGGCGACCGAGCTGATAAAAGTCGAGACCGCACCTGTTTTTGGCCGCTCTCGTGTAGATGTAATTCAGATCGAAACCAAAAATGTTCCATCCCGTGATAATGTCCGTACTTTTGTTTTGAATGTAATCCTTGAACGCCAGGAGAAGTTCACGCTCGGTCTTGTAGCTGATGACGTCTTCTCCGTGGGTCTCTTTGTAACATAGACAAACCTTCTCAAAAGGCTCGTCGGAACCGAACGTGCACAACGATACTGCAATCTGGAAACACGCGTCGTCGTCCACCGAAGGGTCGGGAAACTTACCCGTCGAACTATTACACTCGATGTCCACGCTGGCAACTACAAAGGGTGCGACGTCGTCGCGATCCACCGGTTTGAGATCCCGCCAGTCGTTGCACCACAGGTCGATATCAACCCTCGCCAGGTTGGCGCGCACACAAGTAGATCCAGTGTCGAGCCACCCGGTGGATTGGATGCCAGTTCTGTGCATAAGCCTCAGGACGGGATCAAGGTTGGACTCGTACACGCGGTACCTGGTGAACTCCGAGTTGTACATAAGCAAGCTGTTCATCTTTCTCCTCGCCTCTAGGTTTTTGAACGTGAGGTGCATGTAAAAGCTCTGCTCATTGTTTGAAAATCCCCAGACGTCTTTTTGTTGAGTCAGAGAATATCCAGTCATACAGTCCTTCCGTAACGAGTCGAGCTTTAGGTAGAGGAGCTCCACGGCACCTTTGTTCGCAGATCCAGGTGGAAGCTTGACGAAGAAGTAGGGTTCAAACTTTGTCGTCACACACACTGACTTTCCTTCTCTGGTCTTTCCGAAAATTGAGATGTGGTGCTCATCCTCGCAGTCTCTGGCCTCCCAGGTCAAGGCCTGAAAAACCACCATGTTAAGATATGTGCTCAAATTTTTAATATCATATTAATATAATAACTATGTCAGCTGCTTTAATTGATCTCGTCTCTGTCGGAGTTCAGGACATTCACATAACCGGATCACCCGAAGTTAGCTTTTTCCGACAAACCTGGAAACGCTATACCAATTTCGCCATGAAGCCCGAGCGGATGGACTACATCGGAACCTTCTCTTCCGGAGGTGAAGTCGTCATCCCCGTGCGCTCGAAAGGTGACCTTTTAAGCTATGTTTGGATCGAGTCGGACGGTATCGCGTCGGTCCAAGACGACGCCTCCGACAACGGTTTCTTTAAGCGATCCGCCACAGATCTCACCGAATTTAGTCTTTACATCGGAGGTCAGATGGTCTGCACCATGGACAGCCTGTTCATACAGGGAGTCCACAACCCCCTTCTTCGCGAGTCGGCCGCGAAGGCTTCGTTCGCTGTGAGTCTCAACCATCGTAAGGAGAACCACGGAGGTAACTATTACGCGATCCCCTTCTTCTTTTCCGAGGAATGGTCCAAGGCTCTTCCCTTACTGGCTTTATCCTACCATGAAGTTGAGATTCGAATTAAGTGCCGCAGTGGTTTCTCGCCCAGTACCACCCCTAAGGTGTTCGGTAACTACATCTACCTCGACACGGACGAAAGGAAATTTTTCACCGACAGGGAACATGAGATCCTGATAACTCAAACGCAAAATCAGAGGTTCGCGGCCACCGACAAGACGGTGGACATAACCTATTTCAACCACCCATGCAAGAGTCTGCACGTGGTGTCGGGGAACGCCAAGAATGCTTCTTGGAATCACTCTACGGACGGGTTCAAGTTTGGTACCTCCAGTCTCTACATCAACGGTACTCCCCTCTTCGAAGACACGTCCGACGTGTACCACCACGATGTGGTTGCGGAGTTCCACACCACCGACCTGCCAGACAACATCCTCGACGATTTGGCGACTTTCTCATGGCCATTCTGCCTCACCATGTCGAAGTCGCAGCCCACAGGAAGTCTTAACTTCAGTCGCATCGACACCGCTAAGCTCACTTTCAGTGCACCCGAGAACGGAAACCATCATCATCGCGTGTACGCCGTGAACTTCAATATCCTCAAGATCAAGGATGGGCTCGGCGGTGTCGCGTATGGCAATTAAGAAAAATAATATGTACCCTTGATAAATGGATCGGGTTTTGCTTCAACCAAGCCCTTCAGTGGCAAATCTGTACAGGGTGATTTTTCATAACAACAAAAGAGTGATCGATTTTGGTGACGTTAAGGTGCCTTACTACCCACATCACCAAAACCCCAAAATTATGCGCGCGCAACTACTCAGGAAGGGGGCGGTCATCCCTGAGAAGCTGCGAAAAGAAACAGATTTAGTTGAGATTCATAGAGAGATGTTAAAAATAAGAAATAGTTCCAGTGAGGATTGGAATGACATCTACTCACCCGAGTTCTGGGAGAGGTGGGTTCTCCTGTCTCATACCAGTGTCACTAAAAGTAAGTTGTCTATGACCATGAGTCACGGAATCCTGTTCGTGCCCTCTGCACAGGGGTTGTGGGTGGAATGAACACGTAATTACGACCCTTGTCGAAAAGCCATCCTACGTTTTCCGGGATGACGAAATGCTTGTAGCCCAACTTTTCAAATAAATTGAATATTTTGTTTCGATCCATGTTCTCGTGGAGGATCTCCACTATGAAAATGGTCGACGCCGCCTCGAGACACCGTCGCGCGCCCGTAAGACAACCCAACTCGTGCCCCTCCACATCCAGGTGGACGAGTTGAACACCGGTCGGTGATTTGAACCATATTTCGTCTATGGTTATCGAGTCTTTACCTTGAGTTCCGAACGTATACGATTTATTATTAAAAATCTCTAACGAATCAGTGTCACATTTCTGACGACTATCATTCGTTAAACATTTTTCGACGACGTGCACGTTGGGTTGAGCCTGACGCCGTATAAACTTACAATTCTTCGCCGAAGGTTCTACCGCGTAGACCACCAATTCCGGGACGGCCTTGGTGAGCTTGATCGCCGTGTCCCCGAGCCAGGCGCCCGCGTCTATCATCACCGGCTTATCCATCTTTTTTAATATATCCTCCATCACTCGATGCGTCAGGGGTTCGTGGAACGTCTGCGCAAACTTAAACAATAGATATTCCATCACTGGTATTTATTTAGAATATTTTTTCTTCTCGTCTTCGGACATGTCTCGCCAAATCTCACCCATCTTCCTACCAACTTCACCAAAAGTCAGTTTCGGATTCTCCTTCACGACCGTCGCGCGAGTCTCCTTACAGAATTTCATATAAGGTGACAGTTGTTTCTTCTTCGTCTCCTTTTTCGGTTCGGGGGTGGATTCACTCGCACCCATCTTCATTATGTAGATACCTGTCCTGAATTCTTTAATGCGGGGTTAGACCTTGAAAACGTGAGTGCACATATTCCGTAAGAGAACAAGGTAATGAACACTTGACCTCCTATGACGTGGAGCCTCGTCAGGATGTCATGGCGTCTATAATACCCCCACATCATGAAAAGCATCATCGTCTCGAAGTTCACGCGGAGCATGACATTCGTGATTCGATACATAAGATCGAAAGAGTAGGAGAGACTTTTGTTTTTTTTGAACAGGCGCTTGAGGAGGACCATCGACGTGTCGATCTCGATCAAGCCCGATAGAGATGTCAACCCCGAATCTTCGGGGTGATTCAAAGGGCGACACAGTAGACTTATAGCCACGAGGTGGTGAAAGATGATAAACTCGTGCATAGCAGGGATTATCGAGGGTTGTAGGTAAATCCAACTTGCATCGTAGATCATATGGAACATAAGCGCGTGCGTCAGGAATAGAGGGTACACACTCCATCCGAATAAAACTTCTGCGATGCACAGAATCGAGTAAGGAACCAAAAAACAAACCGTAACTACATCATGAACAAAGATTGCCTTCTCGTTCTTCATGATGTGTACACATCTGACATCTTTATGTCGGGTTGCTGAGAGCGGGGTTCGAACCCGCGAGGCTTGCGCCAGACGTTCTTAAGACGTCCCCCTTAGACCACTCGGGCATCTCAGCACAACTATATATAAAATCTACCCTTTAAGCCAAATAAAAATGTATTAAAAGCGTCTACCAGTATAAAGACTACAACCGTAAATAAATCAACGCGATGAGTCTCGTCACCCCCCTCGCCGTCGCCCAACCAACTTCCGATTACAAGCGTCTGAAAAGGACACTGAAGAGTAATACCACCGGATGGGGAACAGCCTTGAGCGCGTCGTACTTTATCACACAAGGCGCTGAGCAGGGCGTCTCTGCCATGTTGGGTGCGGTCGGCAGTTATGCGTACGTTTCCATGCTTTGCGATCGGGTGGACAAGTTTGAGAAAACCACGTTTCAAAAGGAGTTCCTCGCGCCACTAGGAATAGCTGCTTTTGAAGTGACTTGGAACAATGCATCCTTCGCGTTCGACTTTAGCTACCCCGCAACCTTCGTGGGGTTTCTCGCTTATAAATTCGCTCTAACTACGGTTATTTGGGAGACCGTGCGTGAGATGATGCTGAATGATGACAATTAAAATTTTGTTGTGTACTAATAGATATGTCAGGTGGGGCGCTCGCTCAGCTCGTGAGTCGAGGCGAACTTGACAAGTTCATCAGCGGACAACCCGACACGACTTACTTCAACTCCAAATTCAAACGGGCGACCAATTTTTCTTTCTTCACAAAGCAACTGGTGGTGCAGACCACCCCCGCTCCCGGGGGGACCAGCACTGTGAAAATTAACAAATTCGGCGACCTGTTGAGCTACATGAACATCGTGGCGAAACTTAACGGTGAAGTTCAGCTCCTCGACGACTGGACGAGTGTAATTGAGAAGACCGAAATATGGATCGGTGGAGTGAGAATCGACGAACAA